GCCTGATCGAGCGCGCCCAGCGCTCCGCGCGCATCGACGCCGAGCTCCGCAAGCCGGCGTACGACCTCCCGGCGGTCCGCGCCGCGAGCGCCGAGAAGGCCGTGGCGGCCGACTTCGCCGCGACGCCTGAGTACCGCAACGCGTTCGCGCGTGCGCTCCGCACCGGCGAGATGTCCGAGGTCCGCGCGCTCAACACCGGCAGCAGCAATGCCCCGATGCCCCAAGACATGCAGCGCCGCATCTGGGAGCTGATGATGAAGGAGACGCCGCTCCGCAGCCTCTCGCGCGTGTTCCAGGTCGCGACCGACCAGCAGATCACCGTCGAGACCGCGATCCCGACCGGCTACATCGTGGACGAGTCGACCACCACGACGGACGGCTACGCGTCGCCGACCTCGACCGTCACCGAGTCGACCGGCACGTTCGGCCGCAAGACCATCGGCGACTTCACCTACGCGGTGCGCTCGAAGGTCACGTACCAGGCGTACAACGACTACATCAACGGCGGCACGTACCTTGCCAACAAGGTCGCGCAGGCGCTTGCCCAGACCGAGGAGCAGTACCTGATGACGGGCGACAATTCGGCCAGCGCGACGGGCAACCCGCGGCAGCCGAGCGGCGTCGTCAGGGAGATCAACGAAGCCGACAACAAGTTCACCTTCACCGGCGGCACGACCGGACAGGGATGGACGGGCCTCACCGCCGACGCCGTGATCGAGACCGCGCATCTGGTCAGCCCGCAGTACCGTCGCGGCTCTTCGCTGCGCTGGATGATGGGCGACACGGCCGCGAAGGAGATCCGCAAGCTCAAGGACGGCAGCAACCGCTACCTCTGGCAGGTCAGCGACAACGTGCCCGAGGGCCTGACGAACGGCATCAACGGCAGCCTGTACGGCATCCCCGTGGTGATCTCGCAGTTCATGCCGACCGGCACGGCCGCCACCAACGTCGCGTTCGTCGTGGGCGACTTCAGCAACGTCGAGATCTACGACCGTGGTCCCATCGAGTTCATGCTCGACCAGTACACCGATCTCGCGAAGCTCAACGTCTTCCTGCAGACGTGGAAGCGCAGCGACCTGACGGTGATGGTTGGCGCTTCGGGCTACCGCCCCTTCGCGCACGCCGAGTTCAAGTGATCCATTCTCCCCATGGGGTTGCGCGGGGAAACCCGCGCGACCCTTTTCCATGTCGGTACCGCTCTCAACCATCAAGTCGGCGCTCAAGGTCGACTACACGGACGATGACACGGAGCTGATAAGGCTTCGCGAGGTCGCGAACGTGTACGTCGAGAAGCGCACCGGGCTCGCGCTCAGCGCGCGAAGCGAGCAGCTGTACCTGTCGACGTGGACAGATTCGCTGATCCCCGTGGCACCGTACACGGGGCTCACGCACGTCAGGTACTACGACACAGGCAACAATCAGGTCACGATGCCGGCCGCCGACTACTGGATCGACCAGTCGGACGGACCGATGCCGATCATCCGGTTCAAGAAGGCACCGCAGATCTTCGACGGCTCGGTGGTCATCGTCACCTATACCGCCGGGTACGCCAACATCCCCGACCCGCTGGTGCACACCATTATCTCGCTCGTCGGCGGTTGGTACAACAACCCCGAGTCGGTGCAGCCGATCGGCCTCAACCCCGTGCCGTTTGGGGTTGACGCCATCCTCGACATGTACGCCGTGCGGAGTCCGATCCGATGATCTCGGGCGGCGTCCTGCAGTTCAAGGCGACGCGCCTAGCGGCATCCCAGTCGCAGGATGCGCTCGGCATGCGCACCGACGCATGGGACGCGGCGGGCACGTTCCGTTGCGACCTACGCAACGACTCGACCACCGAGCAGCAGTACGCCGACGGCGTCGCCGTACGGCGCACGTGCGAGGTCCGCGCGCGCTGGCAGGCGGTGCAAGGCGTCGGGCTTACGGAGGTCGACCGGCTCGACGTGCGCGGGCGCATCCTGCGCGTCCAGTCGATCCGCAACCTCGATGAAGCCGACCGCGTCGCCGTGATCCTCTGCGAGGAGATCGACTAATGGCGACCATCGAGGAAGCCGTCCGGACGATGCTGATCGCCGGCACGACGCTGTCGGCGAACGGCATCGACGTGCCCGACGCGCGCGTCACGCACGGCTATCGCCTGCAGTCGACGGCGCTGCCTGCAGTTACGTACGAAGTGTCCAACCAGGCACCCGCCGATGTTTCGCGCGGCATCATGCAGGGCGAGCTCGCCGTCACGGGGATCGCCGAGACCAGCATCGACGCCGCGACGATCGGCGACGCCATCGAGGACACCCTCGTCGCCGGGGAGTACTCAGGCATCGACATCGATTCCATCGTCATCACAAGCAAGACCCTCGCGCCGCCTACCGTCGGGCTCGGCGACGAGCAGGAACCCGCCACGGTGACGGTCAACGCAACGATCCATTGGAGGCCATGAAATGGCTGTTCACAACACGTCGGATTTTACCTTCACCGTCGACGCGACCGCAGTCGCTGGAATCGTAGATGCGACCGTCACGCTCAATACCGAGACGGTGGACGTAACTGAGCTCGGCAATACGGCGCGCACATACGTTGCCGGTATCACGAACGGAACCGCGTCGGGAAACCTCTACTACGACATCGGCGACGCTGGCGTCGCTGCGTTGCAGGCTGCTGCGTTGTCCGGTGCGGAAATAGCGTGCGTATTCACGCTGTACACCGGCACGACGATCACTGCCAACGCCATCGTCACAAGCTGGACGCCAAGCGTGGCCATCGCCGATGTCGTGCGCGTTGCGTTTGAGCTGCAGTTTACCGGAACGGTTTCCGATGCCTGACATCCGCGCCATCCTCGCGCTTGAGCCTGTGCCGTTCCAGTGGAACGGGCACACCTTTCAGCTGTCGCGGCCGACGTTGCTCGACCTGATCGAGGCCATCGACATCAACACGCAGGATCCAAAGCGCGGCCGGCAGTTCGGGCTCTACCGTCACCTCCACACCGAGGACGGACAGCCCGTGTTCCCCAGCATCGAGGCCGCCGGCGGCTGCCCTGCTGGGCTTGCCGCGAAGGCGGTGCCCATGATCGAGGCGCTGTACAGCGAAGGCGCGGACTAGGCCGGGACGCGCGGCAGCTGCTCGCGCGCGTCCTTCGGAACAGACGGGCGGCACCTTGGGAACGGTCCGTTCTTGAGCTCATCGTCGAGCTTGACGTGCCGGACTGGAAGGGCATTAGAAGGCGACTCGATGAGCTCTCCAAATCTAACCTTCAATCCCAACCCGCGAGATCTGAAGCAGATCCGCGACGCCCTGGACGAGTTTGAGATCAAGGTTCAGGACAAGATCGTGCGGCAGGCGCTGACGGCATTCTCGCGCGAGGAGATTGCCGCCATCCGCTCGCGCAACGACCTGAACCCCAACCATCTCAAGGGCAAGCGCAAGATCTACAGGTCGGGCATCGCGTGGAATAGCGTGGCGTATCTGGCCGCGCCACGCGGCGCTGGCGACGGTCTTGGAGGCCGTGCAAAGCGCAAGGCATACGACGCCGCTGGCGTCGGTTGGCGCTCGCACTTCACCGAGCTCGGGTTCCACAGCTGGGCCAAGGGCATGTCGCACGCTGGCAAGGCGCTCGGGCAATCCGTGCGTGGGCGCGCGTGGAAGCGCGGCCTGCGCCACCGTGGTCGCGGCGTCTATCACCGAGGCACGCGCGCCAGCGAGCTGGTCCACCGCGCGTTTGCGCCGAGACTGCTGCAGCACCTGTGGCGCGCAATCAGCGAAACCAAGGTCAGGAGGGGACGATGAAGCTTCCCACGCTCAATGTCGACGTGAAGGTCAATACGGCCGGCATGAAGAAGCAAGTCGCCGAGGCAAACAAACAGCTGCAGGGGATCGGCGGCAAGGGCCTGGCATTCGCCGGCGGCGCTGCTGGCAAGCTCGGCAGCCTCGGCGCGCTCGGCGGCACCGCCGGCAGCCTCGCCATCGGCGCGGGCGGCATCGCGCTGGCGGCCGCTGCCCCCGTCAAGCTCGCGGGCGCGATCATGGATTCGTTCCGCGCGACCGTGACCGAGGCCAATAAGACCCTTTCTGAGTTCGCCAAGACGGGCAAGACCACGACGATGAGCGCCGTCCAGGCGGCGAGCATCGCGGCGGCTGCCGGTCCGCAGGATCAGTTCAAGCCGACTGGCTTCTTCGGTGGCATCGCGCGAGGCTTCGGCTCGGGTGGCGAGAGCGTCATCTCCAACTGGGCGAGCAACCTTGAGAAGGGCGCGAGCTGGTTGGGCACGTTCATTGGCGCATCGCTCGGCAACCTGGGCGGGCAGCGCGACATTGATGAGATCATGCGCGAGGCCGACCTGTCGGTGGTTGGCAGCGAGCAGGAAGCGCGTACCCTGTACTCGCGCGAGGAGCTGCGGGAGCTCGACAGGCAGATGGCGGCATTCCAGCGCCAGATGCGGGAGACCACGACATGATCCAGTCCGGCGAGTACAAGGCCTACCTCAAGAGCACTTCGGTGTCGCAGGGCGACATCTGGGACGTGCACTCGGCCACCGAGGTCTACCACGTCGAGAAGATCAAGCTCGACGCGGAGAGCGAACCAGAGCCGATCACGCCGTTTACGCCGGTCAACATCCTCTGGGATGACACGACGCAGGGCGCGCCCGTCATCAAGAACATCGGCGAGCAGTACGGCGGCGGCAGCGACTGGCTGAGCGGCGCGCTGGTGCGCGGCATCGACTGGAACATGGGCGGCAACGGCAAGGGGCTCACTGCCACTGTGCGCTACAGCACGCGATACTTTGAGACCAAGTTTGGCAAGGGGCTCGCCCGCGAAGAGGAGGACATCGCAGAAGCTGCGGCGCTTGAGAATGGCGAGCGGTGCCTGCTGCTGCCGTGCATGGTGATCCCGACGTTCCGTACGCGGTCGATGAAGATGTACCGGGACAACCCGAGCATGACGGGCCCCAACGCCACCAACGACATCTCGGCCTCCGACATCGGCGGGCTTCAGAAGCAGCGAGACATCGACGTGCGACAGGTCGCGCTCAAGCTGCGGTTCGTGGTCGACGCGAACAGCCAGGGCATCGACGCGCTGACGGGCGTGCTGCAGGCGTACGTCGGCAAGAAGAACTCCGACTCCTTCCTCGGGTACGGCGCGCAGAACCTCATCTGTGACGGCGCGGCGATCAACCACCTGGAGCATGAGTTCTACGAAGTGGTGATCGACTACCTGTACGACGAGTACTTTCATCACAGCCAGATCGTGCAGCCCGACCAGGACGGCCGCCCGCGCATGATGGGCACCGACTATGCCGACGTGCGCTGGGCGCGCGACGCGCGGACGTCAGTCGCGTTTAACGCCATCTGGCCCGACGGGTTCCTTGGCGAGAGCATGAAGTACCAGGCGTTCATGGGGGTCTGGTACTGATGTACCGCGCGGACTACACGTACCGCAGGCACAAGGACCTCGACAAGGCGGCCCGGCTGTCGCCTGAGATCGAGGGCGTGGAATCGCGCCTCTTCAAGATCACCGACACGACGGTGCTCAATGCTGGTCAGGCGCGGTACGTGTACACGCTGTATCAGGCGCGCGTGCAGAATCTCGCGGGCGGGTATCAGGTCGCGACCACCGCGAACACTTACCCGCACACCGGGCTTTCGGTCAGCGAGCTGTCGAACGCCAGCGCGTTCTACGCGTACGGCGTCACGAAGACGAACCTTCCCGCAGGGTTCACCGCCAAACCCATCCCTATCAACACGTTCGTCTTGGCGGTCCCGCACCGCAACCAAGACGGCACGCTGCTGTGGATGATCCTCAACACGCAGGCCATCGACGGCGTCTGCAACACGCCGCTGACGGGCGACACCGACTACGGCAGCATCCTGCAGCCGCTGCTCGATGACGAGTACGGATTCTTTGACGCCGAAGAGGGCGAGACCGACTACGGCGCAATCAACGTGTACGACTTCGCAACGTTTGCGTTCCCGATGAATGACGTGGATTTCGCGACGTTCGCGAACCCATTTCTCCCTGAAAACGACATGGGGACCTTCACCTAATGGCACTCAAGCTACGACGCGGCGTCAACGCCGACCGCACGGGGATCACGCCCGCACAGGGCGAGCCGATCTACACGACCGACACCAAGAAGCTGTACATCGGCGACGGCACCACCGCCGGCGGCGTGGAGATCGGCGGCGGCGGCACGCTCACCGTCAACACGCAGGATTTCACCGCGAGCGGCACGTGGACCAAGCCGGCGAACGCGCTGTGGGTCGAGGTCACGATGTGCGGTGCGGGACAGGCTGGCAAAGCGGGAACGACCAGCAACTACGGCGATGGTGGCAGCGGCGGGCGCATCGCTTCCAAGACGTTCCTTGCGGCGGACCTTGCAAGCACCGTTTCCGTGACGTGCGGGACATCACAGGCGTGGGGTTCCGCGTCGAACAGCGCGGAAAGCTCATTTGGAACCTTGCTGTATGCAAGCGGACCGGGCGGCGGTGCAGATGACCAGGCAGGCGGCAGCACAATCGAAACGTTGGTGGTTGCGACAGTCGCGGGCGCTTCTTCCGATACGTTTGCCAACGGCGGCTATGGACTCGCGGGTCAGCCGGGCAAAGTTGGATTCTGGTTTGGTCCGGCGGGCGGTGGAAGCGGCGGAGCAGGAGGTGCCGGAGGTGCCGGCGGCAAGGCCAGCAGTGGACGCGCGGACGGCGGCGGAACCACGATCTACGCTGGTGGCGGCGGCGCTGGCGGCGCAAGCGGCACCACTGGCGTGGCAGGCACCGCCGGAGGCTTCGACACCGTCACGGGCTTCGGCAACGGCGGCGGCGGCGGTGGCGAAGGCACCTCAGGCGCAGGCGGCGCAGGCGGCGCGGCGGTCCGTGGCGGCGGCGGTGGCGGCGGTGGCATGGGAACGACCGCAGGCGGTGCCGGCGGCGCTGGCGGCGCAGGGTTTGTCCGAGTTCGCACCCTCTGTTTCGGATGATCGACCATGGCAAACGACACTGACAGCCCACAGCGCGACTTCGTCCTGCAGAAGGGCGCGAACTACACCTTCACGGTGCACGTTGCCGCGAACCTCACCGGGCACAACTTCACGCTGATCGGCAAGCCCTCGCACAGCTCCAGCACCGAGGTGTTCAACCTTTCCTCGCTAAACAGCACGATCACGACGAGCCTAGCGGGCCAGCACACAAACATTGCGTGCACGTTCGATGACTCGGTCACCTCGCTCATGTCCGCGCCGCAGTACGGCGTCTACGCCCTTCAAGGCACTTCCGCTAGCGTCACGACGCGCTATTCGGAAGGTACTTTCTACGTCGTTCCCTGATGGCAAAACAACCAACCGGAGGCCCCGTGGCACGCTTTGGAATCATTGGAAACGTAACCGCACCCGCTAGTACCGGAAGCTTCGCGCAGCTGTCCGCGACTGACAACCGCAGCGGCGGAAACCTCATCATCGCCCCCCAGGCAAACATCGTGCTGCGCTGGCCCACCAATACGGGGCCTGGTGAGGTCACGCTTCTGTCATCGTTCCTTCAGGTCAACCTCGGCGACGCTGATCCGACCCAGGTATACGTTCGCTCGGCCGGTTCCGCGACCACTGTCGGAGCGTGGTACAGCTGAAATGGACATCGCTACGTTCGCAGCCGCCCTGGGCATCATCGCATCCGTGGTGACTACCACGATGGTTGTCGTTGGGAAGCTGACGCGCGTAGAGGTGATGCTCGCCGAGCTGCGGGCGACGATGGCGCACTACGAAAGCCGCATCGCGGCGCTCGAAAGGAAGCATCATGAAAGGCAACCGTAAGACCACCCTCGCCGGCATCGCGGCAATCCTGACGGCGGCCGCCGGCATCCTCAACGGATGGCCGGACGCAGTCGACTGGGCTGCAGCGATATCCGCGATCATTGCGGGCGTCGGTCTCATCATGGCGAAGGATGCGGAGCCGCGTGCGTGATCTCATCACGGGCATCGTGCGCGGACTGCTCGCGTGGTTCGCGGAGCGGCAAGGGACGGCCGTCGACGGCGGCAGGGGCCGTCATCTCCGCGTTGCTGGCCGTCGCTTGCGCGACTGGCTGCACGCGCACGGTGCTCGTTTCCGAAGGTAGCCCAGTCCGCATCGGGCCATGCGCTCGAGCGCGTGTCTACTCCCTCGAGGGCGCACAGTGGCGGCTCGGCGACAACCGCGTCGAGCTGCCCGAGGGGTGGTATCTGGTCCCGCCGTCGTTCGTGGAGGCTGAGGAGTGAGCGCCCATTGGACTTGCTGTTGCGACGGTGGGGGATCGACGCCGGTTTGCTGCCCGACGGACAGCTACACGTGGGCGTCGACCGTCTGCAGCATGAGGTTCGATGGGGCTGCGCCAAATCAGGTCAACAACGCGATATCGACGGGGA